AACAGTCTTCTCCCAGTTCGATGCATGGTCAACATCGTCGAAGATCCGACGAATTTCCCATACAAATTGCTCAACACCGTATTGCTTGATTAGTTTTTTAAGCGGGTTACAACTGGTGAAATATTTCACCATGAGATCTTGTTCCGGAGTTAAACCAAGTCGAACGTTCTTACTACGCACACCATAGTAAACTTGGTCGGTTATTTTGAATTTAATTAGATAGGTGTAAGGTTTTATTTGCATATTCTTTCTATTATATAGTATTGTTGTAAATTTGTCAATAACGTAATCTTCAAGACAAATAAAAGATCTAATTTCTAGATCTTTTATTGTTATAAGTTGTTGATTATAAAGCAGTTACCTTATTCGAACGAAAGGTTCGCAACTGCGATGCTGCTGAGGTAATCTCCAGCGTTCCCGAGTGAAGAACTTGAATTGGTTAATTCCACATAACCATATCTGGTTAGGAATGAGGTTACGGGCTCGAAAGTCACTGGGTCAAGTACAACACCAGAACTCATCAATGGAATATATGGGCAATAGAAAGCAGCCGCATCTGATTCACTTGAGCCCTTATAACCAACTAGGACTGGAATTGAGTCATTTGCATATCCATCAACATATACCTTCATTGAGCCATTCAAAGTACCGACAAATTTGGTATTGGTAGGTGCTTCAAAAGTTCCTTCAGTCGTTCTAGCAAAAGCCGAAGTGGTTGCACTCTGAATAACAGTTAGAGCAATTGGGGAAACAACAGTCCAGTTACCTGCACCACGACGTGTTCTTTGTGCAATCAAGTTCGCAGCACGGTTGATCATAATAGCAAGAGCAGCGTGCTGATCGCCAACGTAGGTTGCAGTGCCAGAGGTTAAAGTCTGATCGAAGGTCTGATCAGTGCCAGATAGAGCGCGGAGTGAACCCAAAATTTCCTGATCAATTTCAGCAGTAATTTCTTGAGCTAGAGCAGCCATGATTTCGGCTTCAATATCAATTCCGTGCATTGCTTGTGCATCTTGAGCAGCTTCAAAAGTCCAACGTGCAGAAAGCTTACGTGACTTCGCTTCAACAGTCTGACGTAAGATTTGGACGTTGATCTTGTTACCAGCCTGACCTTCAAGATTAGCGGTCCAATCTGCTTGACCGGTAGTTGCACTACCAGAGTATGCAGTGGCAATCTTGAATGGTGACAGGGCTTCGTCTCCAGCTGTTACGCTAGTGTTCCAAGGATAAGGTGCAGTAACATTATCAGTCTGTGCATAACGTACACGCAGGGTCTGAATCTGACCAACTGGACCGGTCATTGGCTGTACACCAACTAACTCATTAGCAATAACAGTGGGCATAACACGTCGAATAACAGGAAGAATTACTCGGTTTAATGTTGCAATGTTACCAGCTGCGGTGGATCCAACAGTGGCGCTTTCCTTTAAATACTTGCGGGTATTCTCGAGGACGGTGTTCATAACAGTCTTGCGATTGCCTTGTAGTCCTTCGAGCAGGGCATTCTTTGTGTCTGCCCAACGATTTTCCAATAATGGTGTAGCCATTTTATTCTCCTTTAATTATTGCTGTAGCCCTGCTAGACGCTTAATATCGCTGAGGGAATCTGTATCTACTAACACTCGTGTTTGTTTATCACCGGTTGATTCATTTAATACTTCGGCCTTACGTGTTGCAACCTGTCTGTTGTTAAGTACCGATGGTAAATATTTGTCAAATGCAATGCGTAATTGTGGCGTTTGCACATTTTCAAGAAGTTGTGACATCACTGCACGTTTGTTCTTATCTAGAGGAGTGAGCATTTCCATGAGCACTTTTTCTCTATTCGCTGAATTCTTCGCTTTCTGTAAATTGCGATTCGTGCTTTCAACTAATTGTGACTTCACTTTAACTTCGTTCTTTGCTTCTGTTAATTGATTTGTTACTTCTTGAAGTTTAGTTTCTAAAGTTTTGTATTCTTGATTCTCATTTACATAAACGCCTGAGAATTCGTTCTTGAATGCCTCGAAAATCTTTTTACCGAAGTTATTCTGTCTTGCGATCTTAATATCTTCGTGTAATTGAGTAATTTCATGATTCAAAGTCTGAGCAACAATTTCGCTTACTGCCTTTGAGCTTCGTGCCACGAACTTCTTCTTGAGTTCATTCAATTGATTCTTTGCTTCAGCAATCAATTGAACTCTTGTTTCAGTCAATGCTTGCTTATCTTGTGCGAACTCATTAATCTCTTCTGCAAGAGACGCCATGATAAA